GATCCTGCGCCAGCGCATCAACGAGGCGGCGAAAGCCAATATGGTCGCCTGGGCGACCGGCAGCGATCTGGACCAGCTGGGCGCCAATAACGGCGTGACGCGGCTGACCCTGCGGGCCGCTGACAACAGCACGCTGCCGCCGACCGCGGCGCTGATGGAGAGCGACGACAATTTCCGCATGCGCATCGCCGCCGCGTTTGAAGGGCTGAGCGTGGCGGGGCCGAGCGGCGCCTACGAGTATCACGCCAAAAGCGCCGACGGCCGCGTGGCGGACGTCTCCGCCACCAGTCCGGCGCCGGCAGAGGTGGTGATCACCGTCCTGAGCCGCGAGGGCGACGGCACGGCGCCCGCCGATCTGCTCGCCATCGTGGCCAACGCGCTCAACGATGAGGATGTGCGCCCGGTCGCCGATCGCGTCAGCGTGCAGACGGCCGCCATTGTCGAATACCGCGTCGACGCCACGCTCTATCTCTATCCCGGCCCGGAAGCGGAGCCGATCCGCGCCGCCGCCGAGGCAAAGCTGATCGCCTTTATCAACGCCCAGGCGCGGCTGGGGCGCGATATCCGCCAGTCGGCGCTCTATGCCGCGCTGCATGTGGAAGGGGTGCAGCGCGTCGAGCTGGCGCAGCCGGCCGCCGATGTGGTGCTGGATAAAACCCAGGCCGCGTACTGCAGCGGCTATAGCATCGCGGTGGGAGGCTCCGATGAGTGATCGGCTGCTGCCGACCGGCTCCTCGACGCTCGAGGTTGCCGCCGCGCAGGCCTGCGCGGCTATCGAGGCGACGCCGGTGCCGCTGCGCCAGTTGTGGAACGCGCAGACCTGCCCGGTTGCGCTGCTGCCCTATCTCGCCTGGGCCTGGTCGGTCGACCGCTGGGACAGCAGCTGGAATGAGGCGACCAAACGCAGCGTCGTCGCCGCCTCGGAGTATGTGCACCGGCACAAAGGCACCATCGGTTCTCTGCGGCGCATCGTCGAGCCGCTCGGCTATCTGATCCGCATCACCGAGTGGTGGAAAACCGGCGACGCGCCGGGCACGTTTCGCCTCGACGTCGGCGTGCTCGACACCGGCATCACCGAGGCGATGTACAACGAACTGGAGCGGCTGATCGCCGATGCGAAGCCGTGCAGCCGGCATCTGATCGGCCTCTCGATCAATCTGGACGCCAGCGGCGCGCTGCCGATGGCGGTCGCCAGCTACAGCGGCGACGAGCTGACAATTTATCCCTATACCCCTGAAATCATCACCGTGAACGGGCCAGGCTACACCGGCGCAGCGGTACATTTAATTGACCTGACGGAAGTGCGCACATGACAACGAAATATTATGCCCTGCTGACCAATCAGGGCGCGGCAAAGCTGGCGAACGCCACGGCGCTCGGCACGAAGCTGCAAATTACGGAAATGGCGGTAGGCGACGGCGGCGGCACGCTGCCAACGCCGAACGCCTCGCAGACGGCGCTGGTGGGCGAAAAACGCCGCGCGGCGCTCAATTCCCTGAGCGTCGATGCGGCCAACAGCAGCCAGATTATCGCTGAGCAGATTATCCCCGAGAACGAAGGCGGCTTCTGGATCCGCGAAATCGGCCTGTTTGACGCCGACGGCGTGATGATTGCCGTCGCCAACTGCGCGGAGACCTACAAGCCGCAGCTGCAGGAGGGCAGCGGCCGCACGCAGACGGTACGCATGATTATCATCGTCAACAGCACCGACGCGGTGACGCTAAAGATCGACCCTTCCGTGGTGCTGGCCACGCGCCAGTATGTGGATAACGGCGTGATTGAGGCGAAGCAGTATGCGGATAAGGGGCTGGCTGACCATGTTGTGGCGGCGAACCCGCATAAGCAGTATCTGCAGATTGCTAATGCGCTGGCGGAGGTGAAGAGCGCGGGGAAGGTGGCGGATGTTCTACAAAACCTTGGTATTAGCGAAAAATTTTCCGGGCGCTTCCTTAACCGGCAGATATTCACTACGCCAGGGGCTATCAGCTATAAGCCGTCATCTGGAACAAAGCGTATCAAAATCATTCTGACAGGCGGTGGCGGCAGAGGCTATGGCTACCTTGGCTGGGGCAATGGATTTCGTTCGCGTGGCGCAGGCGGTGGAGCAGGCGGTACGACAATTGCCTGGCTGACGGTTGATGAGAGCAAAACGTACGCAGGCGTTGTTGGCCAGGGAGCGGATGAGACGTCAGATTCATCAAGCAGCTCCTTTGATGGGCGGTTAACCGCAAGCAATGGTGTTTCTGCGAATGGTAATGGGGGCGGCGGCGGCGGCAGCGCGGTTGGCGGCGACTTAAATATTCGCGGTGGTGACGGCAGCGACTCGCCCGGTATCGTCAGTGATGCAGCCAATCCTTACTTTGGCGGTTCTGGCGATGGCGGCGCCAGTTACTGGGGCGGCGGCGCCCGTAGCGGTGAAGGTTCAACATCAAACCGTGCGCCAAGGTTTGGCGCGGGCGGTGGCGGTAATACTCGTACCGATCCTTATATAGGGGCGTTTGGCGCACATGGCGTCATCTACATTGAGGAGTTTAGCTAATGAAAAATTATGCCCGAATTGAGGATCAGCGCGTTGCAGAGATAGTTTCGCTCAGCGTTCAACCCGCAGAGATATATCATCCATCGCTGGAGTGGATCGACATTACCTCTTTGGCCAAAGCGCCTGAGGTGGGTTATTTTTACAGGGATGGTAGTTTCACTGCTCCCGTTGTTGAAACTGAAAATGCAGTTTTAGTAGCGAAAGCCATGCATGCTATTTTAATGGATGAGGCAAGCAACGTTATCGCTCCTTTACAAGATGCCGTTGACATTAATATGGCAACTGATGAAGAGATTGCACGATTAGCTGAATGGAAAAAATATAGAGTGTTGCTTAGTCGCGTGAATATGCAAGATGCGCCCGATATAGCATGGCCAGTCAAGCCTTCTTGATAAAAATATTGCACCTCAGTTTTTTTCCTGAGGTGCAGCCGCTATAAGGCATGTGGTTATTAAGAACGAGGCGTTTTTTCAAATACGCAGCATCAATCAATAATGGTGATATTCTATTGAGCGGGCATATCCGGCCATTGAATATCTGGTGCAGCGTTGCTGTCAATTTTCTGTAGCGATTTAATGTAAGATAACCAGCTTATCAGCTTAGCCTTATCTTCATTATCAATAATGCCCAACTGCAATTCAGTTTGCCAGATGCTGATTTTTACCTGCGCCTCTGCCAGTAGAGCTTTTCTCCTGGCTTCCGCATCTTTGATTTGCGCGGCATTCATTGCATCCTTATCCGTGAACCACTTTTCTCCATCCCATTTATCAAACTCTGTTTCAGGCTTTAATGTGGTGGTTCCAGCAGGATAATTACCTAACTCAGTGACTTCTGTCGCTGCACCGCTCTCCGTTTTGTATATGCTTTCGCCACGATGATCGGCAATAACATGCCAGTTATTTTCGCGAAAAACAGCCGCATTGCCTACTTTAACATCCGGAGGCGCAACGGTAGTCGCATTTGCCGGCACGCCAACGCCTTGTGGAAAATATTCTTCGACCATATTAATATATTCACCACTTTGCGCATCATAATTATAAATAATGGCTATGCCAGCTGCGTTTGCCAGTCCTGTGTTATCCAAAATTATATTTGTCATTATGCCGCTCTCACAATGTAGTTAAATGCTGTATTACGCGGACGCATCGTTATCCAAACTGACCCACCTTGAATTCCGGACTGAAGCTGAGTGGCTTGTATGGAGTTATCACTCAGAATTGCACCCAAGACGCCGTTATCAGGATTTTTGGCATCTGCTGGCTGGATTTTTGTCACAGAATCAGCCTGACTATGCGCTGTTCCTACTGTAGAACCTCTTGTTGTCGCATCAATTCCTGGATAGTCGAGTGCTGCTGTACGTATAGCAGTAGGTAGTTGACTGGTCCCAATAGTTCGGCCTGAATCAATGCCTCTTCCGTCATCCCAGCCACGAATAAACTCCCCGCGCAGATCGGGAAGCTTCAACGTCGGATACACTTTAGCCAGCAATGGATAGGTCGCAGCAGAAAACGCCGCGCCGTTACACTTCAGCCAGCCCGCAGGCGGCGTTGCCGACGGCCACGGAACCGGCACGCCGACCGGCAGCGCCGAGCCTTCTCCTAAACCAAGGTTTTTGAGAAACTCGCCCCGCATGACAAAATCCGCAAAAACTCCTCCCTGATAAGCTAAAGAGAAAACCTTATGGCCGTTATTGGTTATATTCGCGTGTCAACAATTGACCAGAACTGCGATTTACAGCGGGATGCGCTGAAAAGCGCAAAATGTGACCGCATTTTTGAAGATCGAATTAGCGGGAAAATCGCCAGCCGCCCTGGCCTTAAACAGGCGCTTAAGCATATTTAATAAAGGCGATACGCTGGTCGTCTGGAAGCTGGATCGGCTTGGGCGCAGCGTAAAGAATTTCATCGCGCTGATTTCTGCGCTGCACGATCGCGGCGCGCATTTTCGCTCGCTGACTGACAGCATCGACACCAGCAGCGCCATGGGGCGCTTCTTTTTCCATGTGATGTCCGCGCTGGCAGAGATGGAGCGTGAACTGATCGTCGAACGCACGCTGGCCGGGCTGGCGGCAGCACGAGCAAAAGGGCGCACGGGCGGAAGGCCAAAGGCTCTGAACCCGCAGGAGCGCGAGCAGGCCAGCCGGCTACTGGCGCAAGGCCATAGCCGACAGCAGCTGGCGATCATCTACAACGTCGGGCTTTCTACCCTCTATAAATACTTCCCTGTAAAGGCGCAGGATGAGGCGGCCCATCCCTGATCTTTGCGGCGGCAGAAAACAAAACCAGCCTGCTGTCCGCTCAGCCCTCAGCAAACCGCAACCGCATGATTTCTCTCACCTGACCTGACAATCTGAGCGCACCCTCAACACGGAGTGCATCAGATGTCTGATTATCATCACGGTGTACGCGTCGTCGAAATCAACGACGGCACGCGCACCATTTCCACCGTATCCACCGCCGTAGTCGGCCTGGTCTGCACCGCAGACGACGCAGACGCGACGGCATTCCCGCTCAACACCCCGGTGCTGCTGACCAACGTGCAGGCCGCTGTCGCCAAAGCCGGCAGCAAAGGCACGCTGGCGGCGTCGCTGCAGGCGATCGCTGACCAGGCAAAGCCGGTCACGGTCGTCGTTCGCGTGGCCGAAGGCGAAACCGCAGCGGAAACCACCTCGAACATCATTGGCACCACCGATGAAAACGGCCAGTACACCGGCATGAAGGCGCTGCTGACCGCGCAGACCCAGCTTGACGTCAAGCCGCGCATTCTCGGCGTGCCGGGACTCGACTCGCAGGAAGTCGCGACCGCGCTGGCGAGCATCGCGCAGCAGCTGCGCGCCTTCGCCTATGTGTCCGCCTGGAATTGCAAAACCATCAGCGATGCGATGAACTACCGCAAAAACTTCAGCCAGCGCGAGCTGATGGTGATCTGGCCCGACTTCGTCGCCTGGAACACCGCAACCAGCGCCGCTGAAACCGCCTTTGCCACGGCGCGCGCGCTTGGCCTGCGCGCCAAAATCGACAACGACACCGGCTGGCACAAAACCCTGTCGAACGTCGGCGTTAACGGCGTTACCGGCATCTCCGCATCGGTTTTCTGGGATCTGCAGCAGAGCGGCACCGACGCCGACCTGCTGAACGAAGCCTGCGTCACCACGCTGATCCGCAAAGAT